CGGATCAACCGTCGCACTGGCGTGGCCAACGTGTCACACTCCTAAGAAGATGGGTTTTAACCACCAACTCAACTGGGAGCCCATCCCCAGTCCATAAAGCGCCCTCGCCGACTAGGTGTCGACAGGGTTGCAATCCGTAGTTTAAGGCGGGTGCCTTTCGGGATGCTACCATGATCCTCGATCGAATCTCTATCCTTAACACACATCTGGCGATAGTTGATCGTCAAATGATAGTATTCAGAAAGGAGATCCTTCTCAGAAACGCTTTCCACAAAGTACGTGGTGCAAGCGCGAACCTTCTCATGAGTTCTTACATTCTCTGTAGGAACCGTGGGTCGTGAGGAAAGAAGTCCCACGACGACATCGGATGGCTTATCCTGTCCGTTGAATGCTTCGAACACGATTTGAGGTCTACCCAAAGGAAATTTCTCCCCAGGGTAAAGCTTCGATCGCTGAAACTTTCGACGCTGCTCTTTCGACGACATAAAAAAGTCAGCATTTGTCATCGACCTTACGAAGGTCTTATACATAATGCGCTTCCCACAAAGGAAAGCATCGTTGGCGGCTGATCTAGTCGCTTCATATTTCGCACCGTCCATGACCTGACCTGAGTCAGGTATACGGTATCGCCTCGGGGTAATGTCTGTCCCCGCAACAGCGTAGACGCCGCAGGATTCCCTGACAGGTGATGCACCCACAAAGGATTTTCGGGTGTTCACTTCCAGGCCGAAGTCTGACAACAGTTTGATCAGACGTTCTGCAGCGTAATCCGGTATAGCAATGTCATCTCCATAAATCCGAATGTTGTCCCAGATGTAGCGATACTTCTTGCGAAGCTCGTCCCCACACATGTAGACCTCAAACAGATCATCGATCGATCCCTCGACACCGTACTCTACTTTATAATGCTCTTTCAGAGCCGCATAGATGGCGAGTGCACAAAAGATGATGGATTGTACAGGGAAGGTCAGTGCGGAACCCATACCACCGTACATAGCAAGTTCTATAGACCGTTTCTTCCCTATCCGACATCTCCAAGACCTCCCCGCAAGTAAAACATGCAAGAAGTTCCCGGTGAATAGGGCGACCACTACATCGACCAAAACTCGGTCAGAGGCGTTCTTTAGGTCTATTGTCGAAGGTTTATACCTGTAGCTCGATATTAGACTTCCTCTCAAGGCAGCATTTCGTGATGGCTGTTGATCGGAAAACCGGATGAAATGAGATATAGGATGCGTAGAATCAGGGTCATCGATTTGACTGTAAATGTCAAACTTAGCCCCCTGCTGCGCATACTGCGTCTCTACCGGTTCCATCGTAATGGGTCTGAGCGACCCAACATCTTTGAATACAGCAGTCCAGACGCATTGACGGATCAAATGCTTGCCATATTGGATGTTGTCGACGTGAAAACGCGTTAGCTCCATCGACTGTATGGTTGGCTTATAGTCCGCATTCTTTTCTGGGACTGTTTTTGCGCCATTGGCCGTACTTCCCGGTCCGTGGTTTCCCACAAGTGTGAAGGTTGGTTCATACAGAAATGAAACAATACGACGCACTTCTTCGATCACATCTTGCGATGCGGTAAAAGCCCGCGGAGATTCCTGGCGTTCAATCCAAGCTGTTTCAGCTGGGCCAAGCAAATCAGGTCTCTCTAAAGGCATCTTGCTCAGATAAACAAGCCACTCATAAATGAACTGAATGGTTTGAATGTCTGCCGCGTTATTAAGATCGCGTCCGACCAGAGTGCGGGACGCCAATTCCATTGGCGTACCGACGATACTCGAGTGTTGTGTGTAGAACATACGACCGTTAGACGCGGAAAGGCTTTCAAGAAAAGCGTGTGCGGTGTCCTTGAAGTCTAGGGTTGTCTGAATGAAACCTTTTGACTCAAGTAAGATATGATACGTTTTGAGCTGTGCTCGAACGTATCTATCACGTTCACGGGCCTTGAGACCTCTTGACAAGGGGTTCTCATAAAGAGAAGATGCATGAGCTGATAGCGCAGAACGCGCATAGCCTACCTGTCCTTTGACGGGAACAGTCACGGGCACTGTTGTAGCCCATGACTCGGCAAACTTTACCGGACTCACGCGACTATCTGACATGACATTGAACCTAAACCGGCCCAATGCCACCGATCAGATTCATCAAAGGGTCCTGGTTCGGCGGATTGGCGGCGACCTGTGTAAACAGAAAGCCCGCAGCCTCGGTAAAGAGGCGGTGACCATTCCCCGTACCAGCCAAGACCTGCGTTTCGGGATCAACAATAACTTCCTGAGACGCTGTGGCCGTGAGCCAGTACAAAAGAGCAGTCGTATCCGTCAAGGTAACCTTAACAGGGTACCAGTTGAACACTTCGACACGGTAGATAGTCGCTGCGATAGCGACAGTTTTGCCGATCGTCGTGGAAAACCCAGACGTCGACTGCGACTGACGCGTAACGCGAACACCGATCATGTTGCGAAAACCGGAGTTCTGGGCCGTGAGGTCCTTCCGGAAATAGAAAGCCCACTCAGGCGGAATGCCCTTAGAAACATCAGGAAGACCGCGGAGCGACGGATGAGCCGCTTTGAAGCGTGCCACCACGTTGGCTTGAGCAGCAACATAATCGGTAGCCACAATATTGAAAGTTGTGGCCTGAATCTCGGTAGCCCCAGCAACAACGGGGTCAGACGAGTACGCAAAGCTTGACATTTTATGTCATCTTTCTGGTGAGCAAGGCTCTACCGGGCAAAAAGTTTGTTGGCTAAAGAAGCAATACGGCCGCAAGCGGAATCGCCACGGACGCAGGCACAGAACTGGTTAGCCAGGAATCAGCCTGTGGGTCGATCATGGAGAGTGTTGCCTCAGACCGAAGATAAACTACGACTGTGAAGCCGCAGTTGACGGTTAAGGTGATGGATACGCTGTGACCAGCAACGACACCACGTGCATGAGTGAGTTTGAACCGATTATAGGCGTCTTGCATAAGGGCGCCAAGCGGTACAAACCAATCAAGCACAAACGTGAAAGGTTGCATTTGATAGAGGTATACTGGATTAGGTTCAATGCCCAATCTAGAAGCGTCATCGATGATCTTGTCGATGACGCCGATAACCTTATCAGCAGCGGGACGTGCATACAACTGGGAACCGAAGCGAATTTTATATCGTTCGATCGAGTCATCGGGAACAACCCTATGCAAAAGGTCCCTAAGTCCAACAGGAAGATCCTCAATAGTAGAGGAAGTACCCTCAAAATCAAGGGCGCCTTTACCGGAGAATCCTCGAGTGTCTTTCAAGAAGCGCTCGAAAGCATCTCTTGCCGACTGTAAGGCGGGTGAGACAGCAAAAATCCACCCAAGATAAAGCCCGCAGACCATGTGGATTACGAATCTGACCTTCTGCAATGTTGTGAAATACTGCGGAGGTATGAATTTTGCGAATCCATCGCTGGCGTTCTTTGCTACCTGGAAGATGATACCCAGGAACTCAGGAGACTCGATTAGACTTTCAAAGTTTTTCGAGACGTTACCCAAGAGCGAGCTGTATGCCCTAGACTGCGTATGATACAGCGCAGGGGCACATGACATGATAGAAACAGGCAGATGTTCCATAATCGTTTTCAGGCGAGCTGGTATGGGACCTTTGTCCCAATAGCCGTACTGAGCGACACGTGCATCGTTATGCCAATTTCCAGATGGAGGCTGATCCCATGGTGCATTGTCAAGATCACCAGAGGTTATGCTCTCCGCGACGGACTGCGAGATCGTTAGACACCACGGAAGTTTCTTATTCCGAAAAACGGTAGTCTTATAACGAGTCTTAGTCCCAAACCATCTACCGTAGATGTCTAGAGTTCCTCTTGCGATAATCTGCAAGTCGTAGGAAGCATGATTGTCATCTGCAGTAAAGTTGGAGAACCGTAACTCAAAATGAGTCAACGGCCCTTGTCCGACAAGATGACCTTGATTGTTAATCATAGTGTTACTGAAGTAAAATTCAGTGAACTCTGATCCACAAGAGTCAACTACGCGTCTACAGAAGTCGAAAAACATATCGGCACTTATGTACTCGCCGTGAGGCGTGATCAAGGTATCGAATTCGACCGACCCAAGAGCTCCACCAGGGAGATTGTAAAAGTCTTGTAAACGATGACGAACAGTCGTCGCATCAGGATAATACACTCCCGTGAGAGCGACTCGCTCACGAGAATGCCAGCTCGACTGACTCACGTTAGTCGCCGAAGGTGCCTGTTGTGTAGATAGAACCTCATAAAACATCGCGAGGCTATCTAACATAGACGGGTTCGGATTGACACGCGTACGCCAAGTGAGCCGATCATCATAGAGAAGATCTGCATCACAGTAGGTTCCTCGCGTGTCATAACAGAATCTGAGTACGCGGCGAATAACATCAGGGATGTAACTCCCATATTCGTCGAGATCAATAAGATCCGAAAGCGTATCACCGACTCTCTCTTCAACAACGAAGAGACCGTTCATGCGATAGAGACTCCTTGTCTATGGTGAACTACAGTCGCGAGGCTGAGGATAGCGCCATTGTAAAAATGCTCACAGGCCCGAGCCGCACATAGAGTGACCCCGAAAG